TAGCTCTAATGGGTCGCTCCAGTCGGATTCGGGCGTGTTGCGCATGCGCAATTGGGCGCGCTTGATGCGGCCTGTGTCGTGCCTGAATACTACGAGGTGGAATTCCTGCATCGTGTCCGAGCAGTACCCGGTCAGTATTTCGTAGGTGATTACCTGTGGTGGCATGTCGTATGGGCCTCCAATCCCATGTATTTGACCTTAGCGAGCTTTTCGGGGCTTGTGGGGGATTCTCAGCCGTTCGACCTTTTTGACCATGCCCATGGGTATCAGTAGCACGTTGTCAACCTGCTCATCGTCGGCACAGCTCTGGATCAATACCAGGTGCCTCGAGCGTTTGCGTTTTAGCCAGTATCCGACCGAATACACCACGCAGGGCTCATCCTTGATGTCATCCAAATCGCGCCATTCGTTATTGCCCAGCGTGTAGGCGTCGTGCCAAGTAACTCGCACGAGTGGGTAGGCGTCTAGTCGAGCCATACGACGTATTCTGCCGCCACGCGGCCCTTGGTCGGATCAATGAAATGTAGGCGTTGGCTGGGTTTGCCTGTCGCAGCAACGAATTCGCGTGCGTATTCATTGTGCGACTCTGGCGAGCCGGTCACGAAGATTCGATTGCCATTGCCCATGGTCAAGCTCATAGGCGTGTGCCAGTGACCCATGTAGCAATCGGTGAACTCCTCGATGACGCCACCGGCCCAAGCGTTGACCTTCCTCAGTATGCCGAACGCTGGTGTATTACCGCCGAAGCTTTTAATTTCATCCCCATGTACGAGTAACGCTTTGTAGTTCCCGATGCGCGCAATCTGGTACCAGTCGCCCGAGCTTTGCCACGAGGCGGTCAGGCCTTTGCATTTGTCGCGTGCGATTTCGTAGGCGATGCGGTCGATGTTGTCGCCACCGGGCATCTCGCCCTTGCGGCCCAACCTGCCGTGGTTGCCGTACTCGCATACCACGTGCACTTTTTCAAAGTGCTGTGCCAGCGTCGTAATTGATTGCGTGATGATTTGCGACACCGTGAACAGCTGCTCGTACAAGTGTGCATGCACCTCGTACACCTGCCCTGGAAAAATGCCCAAACCCTCCACCATGTCGCCACCAAGCAGCACGTAAATCTCCCTCACTGGGTGATGTTTGCGCTGAATGTCCGTGATGTGGATGGTCTTGTTGATGAACTGCTCAATGCGTTGGGCGCACGTGGTCGGGCCGTAGCTCACCGTTTTCTTGCCGTACTGCCAATCGGTCAAATGCACCAGGGCGACCTCGGGCTTGCCTGTGCGTTTGTCTTTGGCTATCGGCTTGATTCGTACCGGCTCGACCGCGAGTGCCGCATCCTTGGCGGCTTGATACACCGCGCTAATGAGCTCATCCTTGGCGAATTTGGCTTTGACCAGCGCCTGCTGTGTGCGCGCCAATGCCTGACGCAACTGGTCAGCAGATTGCAGGTCTTTTACTTCGTCACGAAGCATGGCGCTCGCGGTATCTGTGCACCGTGTTTTGCGTTACTGCTTTAGGCGCACCGTGCTTTAGACACAATTGGGCAAGTGATCGAAGGCTGTAGCTGTAATCCATCAGCACGTCATGCCATTCATCAGCGTTGGGTTGGGCGTTTACCCACTCAATCAACGTCTGCAATTTCTCCGTTTTTGGTTGCAATTCGTCGCGTAGCCCCATTGTTGTGATCCTCCAAGTGATTGTCAATCTTGCGTTCCACCCTAGTGAGAATCCGACGCACGTATGCGTGATCCGAGCTGTTTTCTTTGCGTGCACGCTCGATAAGCCAGGCCGGTAGCCCGGCTGCGATGATGATAGCGATTGCGCTAATCAGCGCTACGTAGATCTCTGTTGGCATGCGAGTCAATCCATTCTTGAACTGCTGCCGGTATTGATTCTGCCATGAAATACCTGATGTGCCATGGCTCGGATTGCATCTCCCAGGTGAAGCCGTATTTATCGCAATTGTCGCGCATCCATTGCAGGCGCAAACCGTTTGCATCACTGACATCAACCGCCAGCCCCAAATTGTGAAAACTGCGACCCGGCACAGCCATCGGGGCTAGCCCTGGCTTCAAGTAATACTTTTGCCCTTTGTACGTGCGTATCGATTTGCTGTTTTCAATCGGGGCCGTGGTGTAGCGCGCCAAGAATCCGCGCTCTTGTATCTCAAGGCTTCGATAGGTGTCTGCAACGCTGGTCGGTTTTAGCGGTCGGATTCCGTCGCGGTGCGCGGCCTTCCGCATCGCTTCCCATGCCTGGGCAGCCAATGGATGCAACCTACCATACGGCCTGATCGGCACGAGCAGGTAATCGGGCAGCTTGCCCCATTCGATGCTGCGTAGGTCAGCCGGTAGCCGTACCGGCTTGACTACGAGTTTCACTTGCGACCGTACCTATGGTCTTTCGTGTTTGCCCAGGCGTAAATCAGCGGCAGCACGGCTGCTAGCCCTGCTTTTAGCGCGCCTTCGACGTTGTAGTCGCTTGTGATAAGCACGGCGACGGATCCAGCGACGAATGACTTGAGCCAATCCTCGAGGATGTATTGCCATTTCACGAATGGTCAGGCTCCGGTGGTGGCGGTGGTACTTGTACGACGCCGTTGATTACGGCCCAGCCGATAGCGGCAGGATTTTCTGGTGTGTATTCGATTAGGTGTTGTGGGTCGGTGTTTGTCCAGTCGGCAGGTACGACTTCGCAATTGACGACGACGCCGTTGGTGACGTTGGGTTCGACGATCGCGACGGTGCGTTCGCTCATACGACGTATTCGATCCAGATGTAGCCGCTGCCGCCTGCCGCGCCGTTGGTGCCTGCTGTGCCGCCTGCGCCGACCGTGATGGTGATGCTTGCAGCCGGTGTGACTGCCGCACCATGCACGATGTAGGCACCGTTCAGGCCAAACGCATTGCCTCCCGTTGCGGCTCTGTTAGCAAATGCGCCATTGCCGCTGTTGGCTTGCCCTGCAACCGTTACTGAACCTGCCGTAATGTCGCCATTGTTGCAAGGGTTACCGCCTGTTGCGGTCGCGGTGCCACTGGCAAACGCCACGCTCGAATTGCCGCCTGCACCTGCGCCCGAAAGTCCTACGCCGCCGCCACCGGCGCGAATGTGTGCGATCGCATAGGTGACGCCTGTCGGAACTGTCCAGGTGCCGCTTGCAGTGAATTCATCTACGTTTGTCACGCTAGACAGGTTAGCCCAGGCGGTGCCGTTGTAGAACTGCACTTTGTCGGTCGCCTCGATGTAGCACAACTGGCCTTGTGCCAACGTCTTTTCACCTGTGCCACCAAATGCGGCGTCGCGTGTCGTCGTCGTGGCAAACACTGGAATGCCGGTGTTGATTTGGTTGACCTGCGCCGCGGTCAGCACCTGCGACGCGGTAAAGGTAGGAACTGTTGTTTGTGCGTTGGCACCCATGGTTACATCATCCTAATACGTTCGTGCCATCAAGCTGACCGTACACGGCATCATCCAGAATTAGCTGAAATACGACCGTCGTTGGGGCCGTGAAATACGTAATTCGGTGCCCTGACTGGAAGCTGATGGTGCCCTCGATGCCTTCGACCGACAGCTCGGAGGTGAGGCTTGATAGGCCGGTGATGTCTTTGGTGATCGTAATGGTGTCACCGATGTCCACCTGGGCTGCCAGATTGCGCTCCGCGTCGGTCAGCATTGAGAAGTTGGTGCTCACGGCTGTGTAACGCGGTGATGGTTCAGGCTCGAGCAGGTAGGCCGCTAGGGCATCAATTTCGCCCTGAAGGTGCAGCAGGCTGCCTGTTATTGACTTTGACTGGATGAAATAGGTGGCTTGGCTGGTCAGGTCTTCATCGGTTGCCGTGTTGTTGTTGAGGCCTGCGACGTATGCCCGGTTGACTACGCCATCGGCGTCAAATTCGATGTCTACGCGGTCGTAGGCGCTTGCGGTGCCATCATCAGCAAACGTGATGACCGAGCCGCTGAGCGTGGCTCCTATGCGCTCCTGGAAGGTAAATACGCCATCACGCGACATGAACAGGCGGCCTTGCTCTGCTTCGTTGATTGCGTTGAGGTATTGCAGCGTGTTGGTGCCTGCTGCGACGTTGTAGCTCGAGTCGTGGCCGAGGTTGACCGTGCCTGTAGCCACACTGGTTGTGCCGGTGTAATTCACCTCGGGCAACGCCAGCACCGTCGTGATGCGTGCACCACTGGTTTCCGAGCTGGGGTTGAATGCCGCCATTTGTGTCTGGCTCAACAGGTAGAAATCGTCGGCGCATGACACCGACACGGTGTTGTACCCAGCCAGGGCGAACTCGTAGGTGTACGACATGACATAGCCGATGAACAGGTATTCGCCTGCACGGCTCAAGCGCACCTTACGCATCGGCGCGAGCCCTGGCTTGTCGTTGGTCGGATCGTAATAGGGGCTGTTGGTGTCGTATGGGCCGAGGATGCCTGTTTCGTCAATCATCTCGAATGACAAAGTGCCTGCCGAAAATTGGTCATCAATGTTGCGTCTGCCGCGCCGGTAGGTCACCTCGCGCACGTAGTCGGTGATGTCTGCGAACGTCACATTGGGGCCAAGTGTGTACGTAGTGTTGTTGAGCACGCCTTTGGTTGCGTCATCAAGCCTGAACGAGTTGTAATCAAAGCCGGTGTCAAGCTCGAGCAGGTACGAGCCTGCCTGCACTACGTTGGCAGCCATCAGGCGACCGCTATTTGTGCTGGGCCGCTGCGCCGGTTGTATTGCCTGATTGCGTTGACAATGATGTCGCCCAGGCGATCATCAGCGACGGTGGAATTGATGTTTATGGTGATGTTGCCCATCTGCCCCATTTTTGACAGCGGCACTACGGCCTCTGGGCCTGCCTCGCCAATCATCGCCAAGGTCGGCCCGGTGACGATGCCGCCTTCAGCGAGCATCGGTATTTGCGGCACGCTGAATCCTTTACCGCCGAGCCCTGGCACCCAATCGGGCACCTTGAATGACAGCTTGCCGATGGTGCTATTCCACAGTTTGGCGATGCCGTTGAAAATGCTCTTGTAAAAATTGAGCACAGTCTCCAAATAACCCTTGATGAAATCCACAGATCCCGCGATGGCGGTCTTGATGAAATCAAACATGGCTTTGACCCCGTTGCGGAATGTCTCACTGTGTTTGTACGCCAACACCAATGCCGCCACCAACGCAGCAATAGCAATAACCACGAGCCCAATCGGATTGGCTGACATCACGAGATTCAACGCCGCTTGACCGGCTTTGACAATTACCAACGTGGCCTGGTACACCTTCATGGCTGCATTGGCCGCCAATACCGCTACAGACAGGCCACCAATGACACCAGCCAAAATCAAAATGATGTCGGTGTTTTGTTGCATCCAATTTGCTATCGGAATCAATTTCTCGAGCAGCACCGCCAAGACAGGCAGCAAAGCCGCGCCAACTGATTCCTTGGCCTCGTCAAATCCGACCTTGAGTCGAGCCATTTGACCTGCCATCGTTTCGGCATTCTTGGCGGCAGCACCGCCGAATAATTTGGTGAGATCGTCGGTGTATGACCCGGCTGCCTGCGTCATTTTGTTGAGCAGGTCAGTTTCTGATGCCAATTTGGCTTCAGCCTTGGCCAACTTTTCGGTTGCTTTTTCGCCGGTCAACAGGCCTGATGCCATGTCATCCTGCACGCGGTTCAGCTCTTTGGTTGCTTTGTAGACCGCTTTCTTTTGCGATTCCATGTCGGCAAGCGCTTGCAGGTTGTCGCTCATTGGGATGCCCAATTTTTTCAATGCTTGGTATTGACCGTTTTCGGCTTTGCCCAGGGCGATTGTGACGGATTCAAGGTCTTTGCCGGTTGCCGCTGAAATGTCCATTGCAATGTCCAACAAATGCTGTGAACGTTCAAGGTCGCCTGTGCTTCGAGCCAGGTTGCCCAAGGCTGGGCGCAGCTGATCGTCTGCTACGCCTGTCGCTAATGCCGTGGCTGAGATGAATTCCTCGGTCGCGGCTACGTCTGCGTCGAGCGCGCCGGTTGCATTTTTAAGCGCCAAAGCCAGTTGTTCTTGGGCTTGCTGATCCTCAACTGCCGCTTTAGTTGCTGAACCGAGCCCAGCTGCCAGACCTGCCAGGGCGGCTGTAGCTGGGATAGCCGCTTTCTTGAGGGCGAACTGTGCCTTGGCCCCAGCGCCTTCCAGGGATTTGAATTCGTTGATAGCCGACTTGATGCCTTTGCTATCAAACTCGGAGACAATAGGTATGGAGACAGCCATTAGAACATCCTACGAATCTTTGCCAGAGCCGGTGACAAGGTTGCGATTGACTTCGTTCATTACACGCTCGCACAGTTTTACCATCTCGTCATCGACCTGCGATTTGTTTTTTTCGTAGCTGGGCCACATCACACGCGATGCACTGCCCCACCGATTAGACAACGCTCGACCAAGGGCATTGATTGACTTGCGGCCTGCAATGTCAAACGTCTGATTGGCAATACCCGACCACACCAAACGAAACGTGCCGACATTGACGGTATTGCCCTTGAACTCTTTGACACGCCGAGTGCTGATTTTGACAACCAACAGTTTTTGCGCGACGCTTTGTTGCCATCCACCTTCACCGATAATCTCGTGCCCTGACTTCGTTTTCCATTGCCGGTTTAGACCCGACAATGGTGCATCGTTGGGAATTACTGATTTGGCATCATCAATCACAGACTTGACAATTTGCTTGTAATCCTTGGTAATTTCACGACGCAGCGACTTGTCAATTTTGTTGAGCTCTTTAAGGGCATTTTTGATGCCGTACACCTTGATTTGTGCTTCAGCTGGCACGACGGTTTTGCTTTTCTGCGAGTAGTTGCACGGTGCGTAAATCCTCTAAATCGAATTCCACGTCCGGCGGCCAGAAACCTGTTGACAACAGCAGTCCAGCTAACTGGCGTCTGACGCTGTTTTTTCCGTAGGGTTTGCTTGCGCGACCTCGAGCACGTCAAATGACTCGACAGATTCCAGCCAGGCGTCGTATTCGCGTGGTTCTTTTTTGAGCGCATTGAGCCGATGCCAGGTCAAATACATCAGATCATCGACACCGATACCGCCTTGTAAATCGCTAATGCGACGCTTGAATTTGCGTTCCCACGCAGCGATGGTGGCGACAGTGGTCGTGACTTCATCAGTGACCATTTCCGCTGCTGGTGTCTTGTAAGACACCTTGATGGTCAATTTCATGGCGTCGTGTCTTCGACGAGCGTGCCACCGGTAAACGTGAGCTCAACTTCCTGCAGCTCTCCGACCGAGGCGTTCACCACGTCGCATGACTCAAGGTATGCGCCAGTGATTTGGTATTCCACGTTGTCGGTGCTGATTGCGCCGGTTGAGCGACGTGCAGCGACGTAGCAGCGCGTGCCCACTAGGGCAGCGAATGCGTTGACAGCGGTGTTGTTTGCCAGCAAGGTTGCTGTGACTTCCACGTTGGTCAATCCGCCGACGTACTGGCGGCCACCATCGCCCATTGACGACTGGTCGAGCGCCTCACGGCTTTTGACGACGCTGACGCTGATCACCTGGTCGGTGTATGCGGTGCCCGGCGACGTTGCGCCTACCGAGAAAAGTGCTGGGCCGAGAATCGTGGTTGCAACTGCCATGTGAGATGTCTCCTTGAAGTGGAGGCTCGCTGCAAGCCAATCCGCAGTCTAGTAGCCCTAGGGGCTTACTTTGGTGCGTATGGTGAGCTCGTAGGCGCTGTAATCCATGCCGCCGTAACTGACCGTGGTTGGGCGTGCCGCTGTCAAGCCAATCTTGGCTTCGCGCACTAGGTCGGCTGTATCGAGGAGCGTGTCCATTGTGCGGTTGTCTCCGATGCCTGGCGCAATGATTACGACGCGGAATTCCATGTCTGCGTTGACGTTGGTGTTTAACGAAATGGTCGGTGCCTCGACCAGGGCGCATGGTGGGTTGAGTGTGCGCGGATCATCAAACACCTTGAGCCCTGTGATGGCCTGCAACGTGCTTACGAGCTGGTCGTACCCAGTTTTAAACAGCTGGTCGGGCATCAGGCGACCTGCGGTTTATTCACACCGAGCAGGCGCATGATTTGACCGAAGTTGCCTGCCACCGGGCCACCAACAGCCAGCGGATCAAACGACGCCAAGCCCTCAACACTGCCCTTCTCGCGGTACAGCACCGCTGCGTACATCGTGGTGCCCAGCTTGACATCAAGCCCCGGCACGGTGCTTGGGGAATCCCAATAGCCCGATTCTTGACGCCTACGGAATGCGAATGCGTTGGCTGCACCAACCGCCATGACCATAATGTCGTAATCAGCGCTCGGGCTCGTAAACGTGTAGCCGAGGTAGTCCTCGAGGTCGCCCTGCACAATCCATGTGCACGTAACCGAGTAGGTCAGGCTGCCTGACGCAGCTGCACGCTCCTGATCGGTTGCCGTGAGCGAAAACTGGATTTGATTCGGGATGATGCGCGCCGTGTCGTACGTGTAGTCACCTTGCTCGGTCACGCCGGTGAAGTAATACTCGGGCAACGCTCGAATGACGTGCGTGCCGTTGAAACCAGTCAGGCCGGTAATCGTGACAGATTGCCCAACCTCAAATTCGGGTTGTTGCAAGACCTGTACCGTGGCGACGTTATCCAGTACCTGGGAGTGGGTAATGGTATACGTCGCCACGGCGTAGTCGCTTGGAGGAGGCGAACTAAGTGTTAGGCGATTTCAACGAACTTGCTGGAATCGAGCATCAAGGTTGCGAGGTATCCGCGGAACTTGATGATGCGTGACAGCGAGCCATCGGTTGCTTCAACCTGGACTGCACCCTTTTGCTGTTCGTAGATCTCGAAGCCGTCAGCCGCGCCGATGGCCATGAAGTCGCTCTCGTATGGGCACACGACGACCGACAGGCCGAAGGCGTTGGCGTTGAGGGTACCGGGCGAAACGTTGCCGAATGCGTTCATCGGGCCGACCTGTGGGAACAGCGGTCGATCAGCGGTGTCGCTGAGTTGACCGAGTGCGCCCCAGAACGAAGGCGACACGAACAGATGTGTCGGCAGGTACGTGCTGGCGTTCAGGATGGTCTGCGACGCGCCGTAGATCCACGCAGCCCACAGTGCCGGGTCGGTGGTGTCGAATGCGGCGCGAGTCGTGGTAATGCCAGACTTGAGAGCAGCTTCGACTGCATCCTCGGTCTGCTTGCCGTACTCGCGTGCCATGTCGTCAATGAGCGCGCTCAAGACTTGCGGTTCGCTCCAGTCAATGTCCTCTTCGGACAGCTTGACGTAGCCACCGTACACAGCCTTGGTGACGTTTTCCTTGGTGACAACGAACGTGCCTGCATCAAGCGGCTGATTTTCGCCGTTGCTGGCACCAATCGTGGTGTGCGTCGTGACCTTCGGGCGCGAAAACACTTTGCCGCCACCCGGCATTGCGCGAGCACCGATTGCGTCGATGACAGGGCGACGACCGATCAGGTTGTTGTAAACCGGGCCAAGAATCGGCGTCGGCAACAGACCAGGAGTGTCGGTGGTGACGACATCGGGCGCTGCGGCCTTCAGATTGGCGAGGAATTCTGCCGCGACTGCGCCGCCTTGGCACAGTTTGCTGATGTATTCGCCAGCGGTCGGCATGACGAAATCTTTCTTGGCTGCAGCCCACACTGGTGCGGCTGGTGCAGCGGCTGGAACTTCAGCGACTGCTGCGGCGGTCTCGATCTTGTCGGTCATTGGTTGTAGCTCCTCTGTCGGTTTGGATTCGGTCGCTGCAACCTCTGTAATCGTAGCACCGCGGAATGCCGGTGCGGTGACTAGCGACAACTCTACCCAGTCGCCACGGCTGATCACCATGACGCCCTGGTCGTTGAAGCTGTAGTCAACAGGGTTGACGCCCACCGAAACGGCATCCACGGCACCGTCTTTGATCAGCTCAAGCATGTCGTTGCCCTCTGACGTGGCGCTGATTCGGGCCGTGAACAGCATGCCTTTTTCTGAGTCCACGCGCCCGGTCACGATGCCAACTGGGGCCGTATCGTCGTGATACTTCAGCAGTTTCGGGTTCTTGCCGCTGGTTGCCAGGCTGCCGCGCTCGAACATGACGCGAGTGCCATCCGAAACGGTGGCCTCGGTATTCCACGGCACTGCGACGCCCGAAATGGTGCGTGGGGATTCGCCTTCCTCAGCGATGATGAACGTGTCGGTGGCGGTCAGCTTGATCATGTGTCCTCAATTTCTCGAGTGGGTTGCGCCGGAGTCGGTGCAGCGTTGTCCGACCCCGGCACACTATTTGCTTCCTCCAGGTAATACTCTACGTCGAGGTAGATGTAGCGACCGCGTGGCGTCACGTTGTTCATTGACAGCGTTGACTCAATGCAATCGATGTACGGTTTTGCTCCGAACAGGTACAGGTCTTGGCGTGCTTGCAATGCGTTTTGGTACGTCATGCCGCCGCCGGTCGGTGCGCCGACCAAGTATGGCGGAATGTTCGCAAGGCGCGACATTTCGAGTGCTTGATACGTGCGTGCCTCGGTCAATTGCAGCTTGCTCGGATCCATGTACGACTCTTTCCAGTCGACGTATTGGTTGAGCGCGGCAATGGCGTTGTTGTTTCGTGCAGCTGCAAAGCCTGCAGCCAATTCGCTGAGCTCCTCGGCGCTCAACGGCTCGCCCTCGGTCTGCTTGAGCACACCGGCTGGAGTCTGATTGCGTGCGAAACGCTCGGCGCTCGTGTCAAGGTTGATGTTCGTGCGGATCGAGCGTGCGCCTGCGCTCAACACGCCTTGAATCGGTGACAGGAACTGCACCACGTCATTCGGGTTGAGCAGTGTGCCGTTGAAATACACCTCTTTTGAAACACCGAAGTAGATCGGGCCTGCCTGGTCACGTGTTTGCACGTTGCTGGCAGGAATCCACGTGAATGTTGCTGGGAATCCGTTGCCGAATCGGCTGGTGACTACCCAAAATGCGCGACCGTAGAAAAACAGGTCGTCGGCAGTCCAGCTCAGGATGAAGTTGCGTGTGACGTTGGGGTCGGGCTGATGGAACCAGGTATCATCGGGCAGCTCGACATCCTCGTAGTCGTCGTCAATCCACTGTTTTGTGTATTGGTGGATGGGTAGGCAGCCGATCATGCCGCAGATCAGGTCGCGTGCGCGGCTGATGGTCGGTATCTGGATGGCCTGTGACCGTGTGAAGTCCACGGTGTAGGTCATGAAGTTGCCTACGTAGGGGTCGCCTGCAGACCCGGCAGCGCCGATGCGCGCCTGCGTCTGATTGGGTGTGCCGCGCTTCAAGCTAAATAGTGATGCCATGGCTGGTCAGTCTAGGCGCTGGATGCAATGACGGGTCGGTTCACCATCGGGCGCGGTCTTGCAGACAATCCGACAGCCCACACCAAGCATCGAGCGAGCTCGATTGGCCCGGCTGACTTCGTGGAGCTCAACGCGATGCTGCCAGGCGTCTTGACCGCGACAGCGCGCCCGACATGCTCAGCAAGCATCGTCTCGCCGGTGTGATTGACGCGGCCTTCATTGATCAGCTGACGCACCATTGATGTGTAGCGCGTGATTTCTTGGTAGCCGACGATGACGCGACGCCTGGCTAGATCAGTCGGGCAGTTTGTGTCGAGTGTCGGTGTGATGGCAACAGTCAGATTGGGGTTGTCGCGCATCTGAATCCTGATGTGCTCCCACACCTGGGTGATTGTTTCGCACATGAATGCGACAGTCGCAGTCAGCATCCCAGCAGAGTTCGCGTTGCAACGCACTGCGACGTAGCGCCCATCCTCCATCGCCACCTCGACCGCGAGCACGCCACCGGGCATCGGTGGCTTGTCGGTTGCGTGCGATTCCCATTTGCCTGGCGGCAGCCAAGAGATTTCGGACTGTACCCATAGGTTGACACTTGAGCGTAGGAAGCCTGCACGATTCGGAGATTTTGATTCTTGCTGGATGGTGCGTATGTCGAGCGTGTGTCCGAGTGCTGGGTTGGCGTACTCCCACGCGGCTTCGCTCATCGGCTCAATGTCTGGTGGCGGCGAGTATTCAGCCAGGTAAATGCCGGTGCTCTTATTTTCATCAATTGCACGTAAGCCTTGCTCACGCCAACGCAGCATCGCTACCGATTCCTCGGTGCCTGCCGTTGACCACATCGAGCACAGCGGATTGGGTCGCGCACGTTGCGTCGGCAGCAGGCCGATGTCAAGCGTCTCGGAGTCGATGCCGAATACTTCGTCGGCAAGGATCAGGTCAACGCTCATGCCGTGACCGGCGCTCGGGCGTGCAGCTTTGACATGCCATGCGCTGTCGCCAATCTTGATGCTGTTACGACCGTAAGCCCACACCGCTTTGACATCAAACTTCGCTTCGAGTATCGGCGCGAGGTCTTGGAACAGTGCAGTCGCCAAGTCGAGCCGGTGGGCTGTGGTCAGAATCGTTTGCGGCCCTGCGTGCCTCGAGTAATCGGTCAGCCACCATCCGAGCAGCGCCTTGAGCGCGACCGTCTTGCCGTTTTGTCGTGCGACACTGACAAGAGACAGGGGGTTGCACCATCGCCCATCGGCGTCAACGCTGAGCTGACCGTTGAGAACGTGCACCTGCCAGGGCATGAGCTCCACTCCGAGAACACGCTTAGCCCATTGGGCCACTTCGGGCCCATGTGATCCAGCGGCATTCGCAACAATCGTTTCAATGCGCGGTCGGTCATGACCTTTTCCTTTTCGCTCGGGGCTTTTCCTTTTGGATAAAGAAAGAGA